GGGCTGTGTCGAACAGGCCCTTGCCGTCCGCGCATTTGGCGTCGAAGGTCTTCCCGTAGAACTTCATGCTGGCGGCCTTGGTGATGGCCGCGCCGAAGAGGGCGGCGCCGAACCGCTCGCGGGTCCGGTAGTAACCAGCCACGAAAGCGGCAGGCTGCTTTTTCAAGTCCATGAGCTTGGAGTCTTCCACGATCTCACGGGACAAGGAGAAGCTGTTCTTCCAGGTCATGTGCTCCAGGAACTTGTCGAAGCCCTCCTGCATCCCGTCCACGGGGTACTCGCCGTTCTCGCCCACGGGCTGGAAGCCCTCCATGGCGGTCATGGTGGTGAACTTCTCACCCCAGTGCTTGCTTGTGCCCACAGTGAACAGCTCTTGAATCATAGACTTCTGTTCAAAGGACTCGCCCCGCTTTTCCAGGAACATCCGGATGGGGGCCTGGGACTTGCCGAAGATGCTGTCCTGCAGGCCGCTCCCTTCCGTAAAAGTGATATGTGCCATACGATGATTGTCTCCTTTCCTTGGTGATTCCTGCGGCGGATCAGCCGCCCCCGCCGCTCTGGGTGATGTTGACCACAGCAGGGAAGCGTACCCGCACTCTGTCGCCTGCGGCGGTGCCGTCCATGCCCACCACTTCGGCCACACCGCTTGCCGTGGTGGCCGTCACCTGCAGGCCGTCGGTGTGCAGCGTCACCTTGTCGCCCAGCTTCACACTGGAGGCCGCCGCCTGGAAGGTGGTCTCAAACATCATGTCGGGCAGCACCCGCATAACGGGGATGATGTCCCCCACCGTGCAGGGCGTCTCCTTCTCGATCATGCTCACATAGGTGGGTGCAGTCGTTCCGCTGGCGACAGCCAGGTTTCCGCCGCTCTGGATCAGGGCCATGCCGATCCTCGGTGTGATGGCCCCGCATGGCAGGTACTCGATGCCGGGCACCCGCCCGCCGTCTACCTGCTGAATCAGAAAAGCCATAAAAACCTTACTCCTTCCGTTGTTTTTCCATGTACCTGTTGTAGTGCTTCTGGATTTCCGCATCCGTGGCGTCTGGATTGAAAGCCAGGTACTCCGCCTTCACATCCGGCGGCACCGTGGCCGCCCCGGTCCCCTGGGGAGTCCCGGTGCCGGTCAGGTGGTCCTTTCCGCGGGCGTTGTTCAGGGCCTGCTGCCGGGCTGCTTCCGCCCGGGCGGTAGTCAGACGGTCAAAGTTAGCCAGCCGGTAGGCATCCAGGAAGCTGTTGCCCTTGCGCACCAGGTCATAAAATGCCTTGGCGCCGGGCATGGAGAGCAGGTCTTCCACCGTGTTGATGGTGGGGTCCAGCTTGTGGATCTCCGCAAGCTCGGCATTTACCCTGGCCTGGGCCTCTGCCTGCCTGCGCTGCTCGTCCGCCGCCGCCTGCTGCTCCTGCTGCTTTTTCAGCGCCTGGATCGCCGGCGTCTGCTCCACCGCGGACCGCAGGGCCTCCGGCGTCAGCTTCCCGGCCTTCAGGTCCTTCTGCAGCTTGGCGGCGTCATAGTCCGCCCGCCAGGCGTCGAACTCCTCCAGGG